TCAGGCGTAAACAGATTGATGTATGGTCGGATGCCTTGGGCTAACTCATCAGCCCGTGTGCCAGCGGTGGACTTCGGCTTGTCCAACATCAGCCAGACGTGCCCGTAAACAGACGCCCACACTTGCGCCTCGCGCATAAATGAGTCAAAGGATCGACCATCCAAGTCGGCGTCTTTTAAAAAATATTCCAGCGCTATGTTGTTATCAAGCGAGTTGAATTCACGCTTTGGCGGCACACGCCAGAGATAGCTGGAGTAGATGTGGATGATGTTGCGGCAATGGTTATCGACCGGGGTAAGTAGCAAGCGGCGGTTGTATTCGTCCTTGTCTTCGTTGACGTACCGAGTGAGGTAGTTTCCACCCTTGTAGTCTTCGCCGCCCATGTAAGACCGCAAATAGAACTCCCAACGGTCTTCGTTGTCATCGAAATCGGGGTGCTTGTCAGTAAATTTCATTTATGTCCACCTAGTAGGCTGGGGTGCGTCATATTTTCGCTTAATTGGGTACAAATAGTCAACCAAGTAGCCAAGGGCGTCATTCATGTGATCAAAGCCAGAATCCTTGTCGGGTTGTGATGTCCCCTCTTTGTATGTTTGGCGCTCAAGGCTTTTGATCGTTTGTCTGCACTTGGTAGCCACGAATAAATGCCGCGTGTTGTCAGCAGATTTTAACCTAGCATTGACTGAGTTCACTCGATCTCGAATGGTGGTGTGACTATTCGGGGCTTTTACTTCAAACCCGGCGTTTTGCAAAATTGACAAATCAGTCCTGCCGCCAGCCGACGTTTTACGCTGTCGTGATGCGGGGTCTGGGTAAATAATCACCCTGCGCTTCGGATACCGCTGATGTATTTCGTCAGCCATTTCATCTGTATTTGAACCGTAAATGACTAATTCGTCAATGATTTTTAGCTTACCGCCGTCGCGGATAGCAACCACCGCGCTCATTGGGTCTAAGTTAAAGTCCATTCCAACGTGTAACGTTGAGCCGTCATCCTCTAACTTGGTTACTGTTTCATCTCGGTGAAAGTTGTAATAAATAATGCCAGCATAGTTAACAAAAGCCGCCTCAAACTCTTGTTTGAAGGTGCGCTCGTCCATATCGGCTTTAGCTGACTCAACCTCAACCTGCGGCACGTTCCCGCCCTGCAACGTTGTAAATTGCCAAGATCGCCAATGTTTCTGCCCATCGACCCCTCGCGCCCATAAGTCTCTGAAATGATTCATGCCTTTGGGCGTTCCAATCCACATGGCAGAGCCTTGCCTATCAGCTAATGCGGGACGGATAACTTCAAACCAAGTCTCAGGCTTCATATCAGCAAACTCGTCCATCACAACAAAATCCAATGATCGACCGCGCAGATTATTCGGTTTTTCTGCGCCCTTCAAACTGATCTTTGAGCCGTTCAACAGGGTGATTGTAAGGCTAGACTCATTGCGTTTTGCTATGTATTCGCCGGGTATTAACTCTGCCAGCATATCCCAAGCAATCTCTTTTGCCGCCCCGTAAGTAGGCGCGACGTACCAACAATGCTTGTTTTTACCAGATACAGCCGCCCTCATAAGTTCAGCATTGCTTAAAAACGTCTTGCCAAATCGCCGACCAGCGACAACGACCCGCCAGCGGCTTTCGTCGCGGAATATGCGACTTTGCGCGTCAGTTAGTTCCATCGTTCCTCACAACAATATTGATTGGCGGCAACTCGCGCTCAGGGTCTTTGTCTTCCTTCCATCCCGCTTGGGTCTTTAAGTAAAAAATGGCCGCGCTGATATTGCCCATCTGAGCCTGATTTATTAGGTTTTTAGCCACATTACCAATCGCTTTTGCCTTGCCCCTTTTATACGCCTCAGAAACTTCGGGTTGCCTTTCCTCTATTTCGCGCAAAGTGTTTTCACTAATACTGAAATAATCAGCCATTTGCCCTTTCGATAGCACAGCGGCAAGCGCCTCCACCTGTGCGGTCTGAGCCTCATCAAACACTACGGGTGGTCGGCCTCCACCATCGCCTTGGTTGCCTATTTTAGCCATTTTGATACTCAAATGTTGCCGTCAATCGCGCATCAGACGTAGACCCAGCTAACGCGCCTGTTTTTGCCGTGTTTTGCAATCGACTTGGTTTGCGTGTCATCACCCAGTTTTTATTTGCCTGTAATCCGTGAATAAACGCCGGTGAACTTGTAACCAATGAAACCCTTAACTTTTGATTTTTGTATTTGTTTGCAATCTCAGACATGAACTTAGACCCAACGCCTATGCCTTGATAGTCTGGCTTGACAACGATTCTATGAATGCGTTTCATGTTTTTAACATAAGGGTGTGGAAAGTGTAAAACCGAACACCAAGCAACAGACTCCCCGCCAATCTCGCATACATATTTGTGCGCCGCGTTGTTGTGATCATGGCTTAAATAGTGAAAATCCATAAACTCTCGCCATTCTTGTTGACTTGCTTTCCTAATCGAACATTCAATTTTTGGTCGCCGAAGTGACCTCCGAGAAAATTCCATTTTGTTGCAATCGTAAACCCAATCAGGTTCAAGCCATTCTTCTATGTCATAGTGACAACTGACAGCAATAAATTTTTTGTTTTGCTTGCGTACAAATTTCTGTATCGCCGATGACCCAACGCACGCCACTTGCCTATCGACGACTGAAGTGAACTCGTCATAAATAAATGGTTTATCGCAATCTAAAATGAGCCTAGCCAGTTCAGCACGCATCTTTTGACCATTGGACAACACGGCAAACGGCTTTAACCAATCTGGCGGGCTTGCAAACCCCACTTTGCTCAACACTTCGGTTATATCTTTTGCTGAATGGTGGTCGCCAAAATCATCAATAATGCTATTGCCAGACCAATCGAAACCATCAAAAAAAGTAAAATCATTAAAAACAGATTTTGCTACGGTTGTTTTGCCCGTGCCGCTGGCGCCGACAATCAACCCAACAT